ATAAGTATAATAAAACCTTAAAAGCTAAAGCAGGTTTAAGAGGTGGGATGCAACGAGAAGATGTGCTTGAACTTTTATCACAAACAAACTAATAATATATTACTATGGCTAATACATATGTAGACTCCACTGCAACAGCGTCTCAGACAGATTTTGCGTTTTCCTTTTCTTATCTTAAAGCTGAACACGTTAAAGTTGAAATCAACGGAGTAGATACAGCTGCCTTCACATTGGTTACATCTCCTGCTAACAAAGTAGTTTTAAATAGCGGAGCTACAGCAGGTCAGGTAGTTCGTGTAAGGAGGAACAGTCAACCTGATACTAACCTAGTAGATTTTGTAAATGGTTCAGTACTGACAGAAACAGAGTTAGACTTTGCTTATCAACACAATAGATTTTTAAATGAGGAACTCGCTGAGTTAAATGAAGCTTCTCTTCAAATAGGACCAGGAGGAACAGATTGGGATGCTAAGTCAAATAAGATATTAAATGTAAGTACACCTACCTTAACAGGTGACGCAGCTACTAAGAACTATGTAGATCAAAAAGTAGAACAGATTGCTGCTGGTGCTTCTACTCCTCCTTCTAAATGGCAGTTCACAAGTACAGCAGGAGCGAACACAACTTATACTGTTACTGATGCCGATGTACTAGGAGACAGTGCATATGATGTTAGTGTTAACGGATTAGTAAAAGAACCTACAGTTGATTACACAGTAGACCCTGACACAGACACCTTAACAATTATTCCTTCTTTAGCTGGAGGGGAAGACATTGTAATTATTCAACGAGGGTTAGGCATTCCTCTTACACAAGGTACAATAGGAACAACTCAGATTGATGATGGTGCTGTTACTACCGATAAGTTAGCTAACACTGCTGTTACAGCTGCTAAAATATTAGACGGTGCTGTTACTAACGCTAAATTAGCTACTCCTTACTCTCACCCTAATCATACAGGAGATGTAACCAGTACAGGAGACGGTGCTACCGTTATAGCTGATGATGCTGTTACAGCTGATAAAATAAGTTCTACTGATGTAAACTTTAATGTGTCAGGAACAGGAAAAGTAGGTATAGGTACTTCAGCTTCCAATGCTCATTCTTTAAACGTAGATGGAGATATATTAGTCACCAACGCAGGAAATGTAAGCATGGAACTAGGAGGGGGTACTGGTTTCACAGCTTTTATTGATTTAAAAAACCCTAGCACTGATGATTATGATGTAAGAGTTATAAGTGATGATTCTACTGCAATAGATGTAGTTCATAATTCTAGAGCTAGAGTTGAAGGTCATAATTCCTTGGGTTTATGTGCTGGTGATACATCAGGTGGCACTCCTATTCCTGAAGTTGTTACAGTCAGACCTGATTACATTCTTATAAAAGATACAACAGGAGCACCTAGTGGTGATCCGACTGGAGGAGGTTATCTTTATGTCGAAAGTGGTGCTTTAAAGTTTAAAGGTTCTAGCGGTACAGTCACAACTATAGCGGTCGCATAAGCCAATGACAGAATCACTTTCCCACTTCTTAGACACCGCTCTTGGCGTTATACTTGCCGTGATCGGATGGGTCATAAAGAAACTATCAGATCGACTGGATACAGACGAGAAACGATTAACAAAGATTGAAGTAGAACTGGCTACTCAAAGAGAACGAGACACTGCGGTAGAGAATAGAATGAGTGGACTTGAAACCACTGTTAAAGAGATTAACGGTAAACTAGATAGAATGATGGAGATATTAATTAAACGATGAAAAAAGGATTATACGCAAACATTAACAGAAGAAGAAAGCTAGGCATTAGTCGTAGCAAGAAGAAGTCTACAATATCACCTAAGTCCTACGCTAATATGAAGCGTGGTTTTAAAAAGTGAGAAGTGTATCGTTATCTTTAGGTAGAGGTGAGAAGAGCAAGAAGGGTGGTCTCACGGCTAAAGGCAGGGCTAAGTATAACAAGGCTACAGGGTCTAACTTAAAAGCCCCTCAACCTGGTGGTGGTCCTAGGAAGCGTAGCTTCTGTGCTAGGATGTCAGGCAACAAAGGACCAATGAAGGACTCTAAAGGTAGACCCACTAGAAAAGCGTTAGCTCTTAGACGTTGGAAGTGTTAACAATATATTATGAAGACTTTTGAAGAACTAGGTAAATTACAAGGTTATGTAGCAGATACCTACAAATCAGCTATCGATCAGATGCACGAGACTGGTGAGTACAATCCATCACTACTGAACGGTGCTAGACAATTACTTAAAGATAACGAGATAGTATTAACAAGTGGGAAAGATACTCCCCTTAATGACCTACTCAATGAAGTACTCCCCTTTGAAGACGATATACAACTAAAGCAAAAAGTAGCTACAAAGTAATTACAACACCGAAAGAGAGAGAGTTGAAGCAGCAATGAGTATTGAAAAGCTTAAACAACTCAAGGACTTCCGTAACTTCTTATATGTAGTTTGGAAACACTTGAACCTACCTGATCCTACTGGATTACAATATGACATTGCAGACTTCATGCAACACGGTCCTAAACGATCTGTTATCATGGCTTTCCGTGGTGTAGGTAAGTCTTGGATATGTTCTGCCTATGCTGTACATCAACTCCTCCTAGACCCCACTAAGAACATCCTTGTTGTATCTGCTTCTAAGAACCGTGCTGATGACTTCTCCACCTTCACCTTGAAAATCATACACGACATTCCTGTTCTTCAAGGACTAATCCCTAAAAAGGATCAAAGGTTCTCTAAGATTGCCTTCGATGTCGGTCCTGCTCCAGCTGCTCACGCTCCTTCCGTTAAGTCACTAGGTATATCCTCTCAGTTAACAGGTAGCCGTGCTGACATCATCATTGCAGACGATATTGAAGTACCTAACAATTCTGCTACTCAAGGGATGCGTGATAAGCTAGATGAACAAGTAAAAGAGTTTGAAGCTATCTTAAAGCCCTTAGACACCTCTAGGATTCTCTTTCTAGGGACACCCCAATGCGAGGACTCTATTTATAACAAACTGCGTGAGAGGGGCTATGAGGCTCGTATATGGACCTCTGAGTATCCCAGTGAAGACTTAGTACTGAAGAACTACGATAACGATATTGCTCCGTATCTTACTGAAAAGATAACAGATGAGTCGGTAGGACGATCTACAGAACCTTCTAGGTTTACTGATCTGGACCTTGAAGAAAGAAAGTTATCGTACGGTAGGACTGGGTATGCTTTACAGTTCATGCTTAACCCTCGTCTGTCGGATGCGGATAGGTATCCTTTAAAGGTTAACGATTTAATTATAACAGATGTTGATGTAGACCTAGCCCCTGAAAAGATTATGTGGTCTTCTGATCCGTCCTTTGAAAATAAAGATATTCCTAATGTAGGTCTAGGTGGTGATAGATTTCATAAGCCCTTTAAAATTCTTGGTGATATGATTGAATATACTGGGTCTGTGTTGTCTATTGACCCTAGTGGTAGAGGTAAGGATGAAACTGGGTATGCTGTGGTTAAGATGCTTAACGGTCAACTCTTTGTTCCTGAAGCTGGTGGTCTTAAAGGTGGATACGATGAACAAACTCTTAAACAACTAGTCTACATTGCCAAGACTAATAAGGTTAACAAAATCATTATAGAGTCTAACTTTGGTGATGGTATGTTCATGGAACTTCTTAAACCTTTGTTTATGACCTCCTATCCTTGTTCCATTGAAGAAGTAAGACATAACAAACAAAAGGAACTTAGAATCATTGATGTCCTTGAACCTGTACTTAATCAACATAAACTGATTATTGATCCTTCTGTTGTTCAACAAGACTATAAGAGTGCTCAGTCCTATCCTATTGAACATCAAGCTAAGTATATGCTTATCTATCAACTATCAAGGATAACAAAGGATAAAGGTAGCCTTATTAACGATGATAGATTAGATGCTCTCTCTATTGCTGTTAACTATTGGGTAGAACAAATGAATCAAGATGTTAACAATAATATTAACTATCGTAAACAGGAACTCCTGGACAAAGAACTAACGTCCTTTGTAGATTCATTTAACAAATCTAAAGGCTCTTATAACAGTAACCTTTAGATCGTGACTGGGAAAC